TTAAATGATAACGTATTGTTCCATGTTTTTCAAGAATATGCTCGCTCTGCGGTATTTAAAAAAATATATTTAATTGATAACGCTGAGTTATCTAAAATTGTTGGAAATATACCTTTACGAGAACACTATGATAAAATTAATCAACTTATTACATCCACCATACACATGATAAATGTGTTTGACAATTCGGACGCAGAAGTTCAAACATTTGCGGAACCTATTGAAACTGCGAGGATTTTGACTTTTAGTATCTTGGATTATGAAAAAAATGAA